ATTTCTGAATTCATTTCTTTCAATTGTGTTATTGATGACATCAACAGTGTTGACACCTCCTGTTGGAGTTACAGATTCAAATTTTCCAGCGTATAAGTTAGATACACTCTTCGCTAATTTGATCTTATTATCATCAATTCTTTTTACAATGTATTTGCCTTCAGTAAAAAGGAATGATTTTATAGTCTCAATTGTAATAATTGAACCATCAGGTTGTTCAAATTCTTCTGTAGTTTTCTCTGGCGTGTAATATACAACATCACCAGTGAAAAAATTGTGATCAAGATTGGTGGTGAGAGTAATTGTCTCTTGTCCTAGAGAGAAAGTATCATTGATTGTGAACTTTTGATTTTTTGGATTTGTTTTTAGATTTAAAAATGCCGGTAAAGAATTAGATGCAATTAAAACTTTTTCACCATCCACATAAGTGTTTTGAATATTTGCATCAAATTGAGATAATTCAGAATAAGCATCAGAATCAAACTTTGATTTTCTTTTTGTTACTCTTGTAATTTTATCAAGATCATCAATTTTAGGTCCTCTAACTAAAACAATCTTATCACTAATAACGTCGGTGACAGAAAAATCAGAAGTAACAACAAGACTAGTATTAGTTAATGAGACTTTATCTCCAATTCTGAAAATATTATCATCTTTAGTTGTCAATCTATAGATATTGTTGATTGAGTCCTCTAAAGAGAGAGATTCTACGAGATAATATTGGGTGGTGTTTAAGAACCAATTAGAAGATTTTAAATCTGATGATATTTTACCTAAAGATTTAATTTTAATTTTTGAATCTGGTAATTGATAATATGAAGATTCGGGCGCATCAAGACTATTCAGTACAGATCTTATTTTTACTTTAATACCATCACTAGTCCCTGTTATTGGATCATAACCATACGCAAAGGTATTTTGATCTACTTCAGACTTATCAAGGATTTGTTGAGTTACACTAGTGGTTGTAACTCCTAAAAATTGAGTGGTAGATGTGTTGGTATATGTTATAATACCAGATGTTCCATCATTATATGTTATAGAAAGTGTTCCCGATTTAGGAAAACCAATTGTTGAATCTACATCAATATAAGTCTGTCCAACACTAACATTGTCAATGACTCTAGTCTTTGCATGAATAGAAAATTCTCCATACAAGAGTTCTGAGGATCCATCAAAAGAGAGTGGTGACGCATCGATGCTTATCTTATAATAGGTATCAGTAAGAATTCCTACAGAAGTTTTTTGAACATATGATATTGGCGCATATGCCTTAGTAATATTTTCATACGCATCTTGGAACAAAGTTGTATTGACTAAATTCTCAGGATCACCCTCAACAGGTTCTACAATCAAATCCCTAGTAAGTTGAAATGATGCGTTTGATGGACTGATTAAAAAATCTTGAGGTCTTATTAAATCTATCTCTTCATTGTATAATGCTTTAAATAAAATTTTAAAAGAAGACTCTGTTCCTCTTGTAGAATATAAATCTCTAGACTGCCTTACAAATTGGGCTTCATTTAGATCATTTGATAAATTTTTTGTTTGAAGACCAGGCAAAAATTGATTTTTTACCTTTTTTAAAAATTCCTCTAAAAATAAAACACTGAGATTTTTTACAGGATCTCTAAAAGTGTGAGTGCTTGCCTCGGTATCAGAAAAAACAGCTTCCTCTGAGTTATTTTTTGTCTCATATGAGGTTACACCAAGAAATCCTCTAGTACAGAATAAAAATCTGGTATCAGTTTTTGTTTGATATACAATTATTTCATCATTAACCTGAATAATCCCGAAGAAGTCAGGGAATCCTTCAGTGCTGTATACATCAATGAAGTCCTGATCATCCGTTACATCTGATGCCAATAATGTTTCATTGATATTGTTGGCATTTGAGTTTAATTTTATGTAAGAGTCAATATTGTTGATTAAATCAACTGTACCGCCCTGATATTCTAATCCAGCATAATATTGTGAGAAAAATTCATCAATCAAAGGAAATTCATCTCTTACATAAGAAGGTAACTGACTTTCCAGCAGGTGTTGAATTTTTACTCTTTTCTGCGACATTTGTTTCTCTTACAAAAATTTATTATTAATATTGGTTATTATTAACGTCAACATAACTTGCTGAACTCTTATAATTAGACCCTGATGGATCCGATCCAGAGGATATATCATCAACGATCATTTCTACATTAAAGTCATCCAACTGCAAATAAAGGTCTTGATATCCAATTACATCGTTTGAGTGAGGAACCGCAAATATTTCCATAATTTGCACTCCATCTTTATCTTTACCAGATACAATATTAATTGGATTTAATGTTATACGACCAGTCATGTAGTTGATAGCACCAACATTTCTTCTTCTGACGACAGGAGTTGTAGATCCTGGTGCTTGTAAAGAATATAATGATATAGTTCCAGTTTTTGTATCATTAGGTTCATCAAACAAATAAACATCATCTGTTATATCTAGCACCCTAAAAGAACTGGATTTTATGTTAAATCCTGTCATGTACTGAACGTGCATATGATTGCCAAAATCAATCGCATATTCGGCAAATTGATTAGTTGCAAGTCTCAAGTCCCTTCTCATTTGGACAGAGGTTATATTGGATGTGATTGATGGATGACTCTGATCGATTATCCCCAAAAACTTACTATATTTAAACCTTGTTCCATATTTATTCAACTCAGGAGAGTCTGCATATGCCTGAATATTATTTTGAATTGTAGATGAAACTGAGGCAACATCTGTTATTGATCTGGTGTTATAATAGACTTTGCTATTAGTAACAACATAAAGGTATTTTAGATCTAAAATTTCAGGAACTATCCCTGTAACAGAGTATCTTCTTAATTCTCTTTTTATATTTTCTTTAATTGATAAAGAGACAAAATCACCATTTCTTGGTTTTATACTAATAAAAACTTTTCCAAATCTTGGAGGGACTAACTCTTCTCCACCAAAAACTGATATTGACTCTGCTTCTGGATAGATTTTATTAGGTATTAGAATCTCATAATCATTTGCGGTTATTGCACGATCTTGTGTTCCATAAACTTGTGGTGCATATTTTTTAATTGATGCAACACTTTCTATTGCAGCACCACCAGTAGAGGGACTATCTGTTATGACTTGTGATATTCCACCAGTTATAGCATTTTCTACAGAATCTTGTAAATAAACTAATCTTCCGCTAAAATTAAAATTACTAACTCTATTTGCGTTTGCTCCATCACAAACTAGGTAGGAAACTTCAATTGAGTTTCCATCTTCCAAAGCCTTTCCAAATACTCCATCACCAAAGATAATTTCATATCTCTCATCCTCTACTTCTTGTAAAAAGTAAACTGTTGAATTTCCATTAATAACGTTATTTACTTTTTGATCAATCAAACTATTGTTTAAATCATAGTCAACTTTAATTGTGGACGTTGTTGAAGGTTTGACGCTTACTTTTATAGTGTCAGTGTCAATTCCAGCATTTGTTAACAAATATCTTTGATTAGGATTTCTCGCAGAGTAAGTGAAAGTTTGTGTTACCCTTGTTCCTTCAATAACTTGTAGAGAATTAAAATTTGCAACGTTATTAGTTACTGATACTGTTGTGTCTTCAAGGATATTAAAGACATAAGAATCTGTACCAAATTGATTTGATGTTGAAACTACAGGGCCTGCCTTTAAAGTAACAGATGGTGGGGTTACTGTTAATCCTGAAGTATCAACAAGGAAGTTTATATTACATCTCGATGCTTTTCTTGACTTTGGTGTATATCCAATATTCTTTGCTAGTGCAACCACATTCTCTCTTAATGTTGCACTATCAATAAACACCTCATTTGCAACCATATTGGCATTATATGAAGTGATATAGGTGTTATAAGCAAGTAAATCAATAATACTCGACAGGTTAGACCCTTCAAAGTCGTAATCTGTAAAGTTAGCGTTTGCTTTTAGTACTTCTCTTAGAGAGGACTTAATCTGGTCAAAGTCCAGACTACTAAAGTTTATTAGTGGCATTTACCTTGTTGGTTGCAAAACGAATTCTAGTTGCTGCGCTGGAATATCCGCACCTATAATCAAATAAGAAATTATGACATCATACTGGTTGGAATCAAGGTCTGGATTTACCTTTACATCCAATAAAGATACTCTGGGTTCGTATCTTACAATACAACTTCTAATTTCATCACGAATTGAGAGTGCAGATATGTCATCCATGTTATCAAAGAGTAATTCTGATACTCTAGATCCAAATAATGGCTGAAAAAATTTCTCTCCAGGCGCAGTAAACACAATATTACGAATAGAGCGAGCAATCGCACCAGCATTTTTCAATGCAACAAGGTCATCATTCAGAGGATTGATCTGAAATGACATGCTAACATCTTTAAAACTGCGACTTACTCGCTCTAAAGGCATGGATAATCGTTATATTAGAATATATTTTATTTATGTGGTATTTTTAACTAAAATTCATTAAGGTTAACCTGATTGATGGTCAAAATTTCACCATCTTCGTCAAAAATTTCAGTTTCTTTGAGAGAATCTGTCTTTTTTGGCGTTTTATCGTCATTTGCGATCTCACGAAGCATCTTTTGATGCTGATGATTTGCTAAATTGTCTAAAAAATCGTGATTTGCGGTCATTTTTCCTCCTTTTTTTCGTTATCGAAGTGATGTGAGTACTGATCATCAATATCTGATACTATTTCTTCGCGTTCTTTTGCTGTTTTCCAAAAATATTCATCCTCTCGACCCATTCCAAGACGTTCATAACCATTTTCAACACTATAATATTGAGTCGAAACCTTAAAGTCAGGCATTTTAGGGTTAACCGGTGTCAAACTATTATCAAAGATACGCATTCTATTGTTTGGATAGAGTGCATATTGTCCATTTTCAAGTGAAATAAGGTTATGTGACTTATGTTCAGCTGGATTTTCACTAGTTGCATAGTCAATTACATCAGCATCCTGATGATAATTATCTATTGTGCAAATGTATTCTCCTCTAACAATACCATGATCTCTGGTATAACATTCAAAATCCATTGAACCAATAAATTGCTTATGAATTGACATAACACCATAGTCCATACAGTTCCAGAACTGTAGGTTAGGAAGGTCCATATCGGGGTCTGGAAGCGCTGGAGACGAGAGAAAAGCGCTTATAGGTAGTTTGTCATACATTGCCGCATATTCGGGCAAATACGTCTCAAAATAAAAAGCACGCCCAGGAATCGACTTAGCCGAAATCCAGACGCCTTTTACAAATTCACCATGACCACTTTGATGATCAGTTAGGTATTCTTTTCTTACCCATACTTCCTCAGAGGGAAGATTACAAATTAGTGCACTCATGTCCAATCTTTTTCATCTTCTGAATATCTATACAACAATTCTTCACCTTTTTTAATATCTCTGATGGTAATGTACCATTGATTATCATAAACATCAACATTAGGATTATCAGAGTGATTTACATAATATGCTTGATACATACGATCAAGGTCACAATCAAGGTAAAATCCATCATCATCATTCCATGTCATAGAACAAACGTAATCAGATATTTCATCAGGTATCTTATCCCATGATACCTTTACTACTTTTTGCTTCTCTTTCCAAATGATCGTATCTTTAGGAATATCACATAAAGAAAAAACACCCACCCCGCCACAGACTTTACTGGGTGCGAGATAGGTGTAGAGAGTTAAGTCATAATTCAACGACCTTGACCTCTATATCTTTTTTTACCTTTGTTCCGAGAGGTTGCCGAGAGAAGGGTATGTTTGCCGCTCCCCTGCCGAGTCTTCTTCGGTTTGCCCTGCACGTAAGTGCCGCCTTTCATCATTGCCATTACGAGTTTCCTCCAGTGTAATTAAATTGATATCAAAGTCTCTACCTTCCGAGAAACTTTCATAATAGTTCTCTGAGTACGTCTGTAGTACCTCTGTACACTCCTCTGGAGAGAGGTTGGTATAAATCCTCTCTCCGTCATAATATACATCAAATGATACGGGTTTTTTCATGGCCTACACGAATACGAGGATCGCACCAGATTTTGAAACCCTTCTCAATAGCATCAAGACAGAATGAGACATCCTCACCACACATATCCTGAACATTGCCAGATTCAAAGATCTGCATCTTCGGAGCAAACCAAGGATATTCGAGGTTCTCAAAGACACCGTGCTTGATCATTACCCATCCGAAACCAGTATAGTCAACAGTGAATGGCTTCTTACGCTTTGACATCGTTTCAGTAGTTTCGTGATTCATCACTCCACCATTCTTACGGAAATCATCTTCTTCCAACCAGTGTGCGACAGAGGTTGTGACTCCATCTTCTGTGGCATACCAACCAGCAACAACTTCCTTCTCTTCGCCCTCTTCGTTCAGTGCGAGATCACAAAGTTGCCAGAACTTGTTAGTGTCAAAAACAATATCCGAGTCAATCCAAAGTTGATAATCATACTTAAGTTTCCCATCCCAGGGGATTTGCTTAGGGCCTCTGAGTACATTTGCACCAAGACATTTGCAGCGTGCAAAGTTAACCATCGAGGAATAATCCTGACTGATCTGAATACTCATACCATTCTGTACCATATCAAAGCACAGTTGTACAAAGTTTTTCAGAAACGTGAAAGAACACCCACGACCTGGGAGGCAAAAAACAATTGCCTTGCCCCGCATCCTTTCCTTAATTGCATTGATATCCCACTCTTCCTTCTTGGTTGTGGGAGTCTTTGCCTTGACCGTAAATCCTTTAGACATAGTTTGAATTAACCTTCAATATCAATTTTAACCTATTATGTAGTAGGTGTCAATATGAAACCTCTTCTGAATTTCGGGCGGGTTTCTCCACCTCTTCATAAGACAAATCCTCAATGGTATAGTCGGTTTGCATTAATCCAACCATGCCTTTGAGGGTGTTCCATGTTACATTAAATTCTTCTTCTTTTATGTTGTGAAATAAGCATCTATCTTTTGCATAGATGTGAAACATTTTTTCCTTTGGAGTCATTTTTTTTCCTGGGGAATTTTTTTATATATTTTGGAATCACTTTGCGAATAATATATGTCTCTCGAATTGTCACCTCTGTAGGTTAGGGGGACCCATTAATTTTATATCACGCCCGCCGCCATAATAACAACGAACGCCGCAAATAACTGTCTTCACGGTGATATCAAATTCTAGCAGATATCGGCGGGAATGTAAACCCCCGCCTCCACCTAACTAACACCTACTGCTGTGCACTGATTGATGCAAAATACTCTGCACAATCATTAATATTTGCCTCTGCAATTTCATCGGCAATAACATCAGCAACTGCCAGAAGTTCGTTACCATCAGTGGCACGATTCATCAGGGACAGCATCAGATCACGGGACATAAGTTGAGAGTGTTGGATGTCTACACTATAGAGACACTTTACTGGTGAGTAACATTAATAGTCTGCTAATCACCAGCGGACAGGTACACTTAAATCCTCCACGTAGCTGTCAATCACACGCTCAGATCCTTCAAGTTCAAACAAACTTTCCCAGTCAATATTGTGTGGATTAAAATCTTCTAACGTCTCCAATTCCAACGTGATCCTATAACGCTGCTTCTGTGCCTGAGAGTAAGTAACTGACATGAGATTGGAGGGGATAGGTGATACTTTGTTATTATAAGATCTAGGGGGAATATTGTCAATCTCGCCACGCATATTTATAAGGGTCACTGATATTTTCTGCGTGTCAAGTGGGGGTAAAAATTATCAGTGGGGGGTTGACAATTAGAGAGCGCTCGTGTTATAATACGCTCGCTTAGATCACAAGACCTGAGCACATTTAAGAGCACAAATATCACCACCTTTCTAATACGAATTCATATCAATATCACCTACATTCTTAATACTTATCAAGACCAATATAAAAAACAGAAGTATATTTATAATACCATTTTTAATTGATTTTTTAATACTTTCTGTA